TACCTCTTATTGCAGAAGAGGATGATAAGCTTGTTTTCTGGAATTATTATTATATTTTGGCTGTTTTAGCTTTAGTATATATTGAATATAAGGATGCTGATGCAGAAACTGATGCAGAAGATACCGCTAATGCAATTGCTAATGCAATTGCTACAGTAGATATTCTTGCGCAGAGTGTTCTTAATATTTTAACTAAGAAACAGAAGGGTGAGGATGTTACGGATGATATTTCTGTTATTTTACATGATGATGTTCAACTTATGTTAACTAAAATTAAGAGTGTTGTTTTAGGCGCAGCCGAACCAGGCGCAGCCGCCGAGGAGAGCACCGAAGGCGCAGCTGGTTCTGCCCCTCAATCAAATCCATTTGCGAATATATTTAAGGGTATGGAGAATAGTAAAATTTGCAATCTAGCTCAAGAGATTAGTAATGATATTGATGTAAGTAAGATTAATATTGAATCACCAGATGATATTATGAAGCTTCTTGACTTCAGTAACAGTAATAATATTATGGGTGATATTATCAAGAAAGTTAGCAGTAAGATGCATGAAAAGATATCTAATGGAGAACTTAAACAGGAAGATCTATTTGGAGAAGCAGTCAGCATGATGGGAAAGATGAACGGTGGTGGCGCAGGGGCTAACGCTAAATCCGGTGGTAAATCTGGTGGAAAAGGCAGTGGCGGAGGAGCTTCATCGGATCCTTTTGCAGGTCTTGCGAGTATGATGAGTGGGCTAAGTGGACTAAGCGGAGCGGGTGGAGCAGGCGGCCTTGCAAGTATGATGAGTGGGCTTAGTGGAGGTGGTGGCGCAGGTGGAACTCCAGATCTAGCTAGCATGATGGGTGGACTTATGAATAATCCTATGATGGCTGAGATGTTGAAGGCTGCTAAAAAGGGAAAAGTTGCTACAAATACAGAAGCATTAAAAGGTGCTACAAGCCGTGACAGATTAAGAAAAAAATTAGAGGAGAGAAAAAACAAAAACTAAGTACTTAGTTTATATTGTTTTAATTTTCTCTGGTATAAATAAAATGTCCTCTGAGCGGATATGGTTTGATAATGTATCGGGATTTATGACAGAAAAAAATTATTATAAGTTTTTCCCTACTAAAGACATGACATTTGCAGAACAATTAAATGCAATTTTAAGATTCACTATTTATTTTACAATAATAATATTTATTATTAAGAAGGATTTGAATATATTTCTGGTTTTTATCTTTGTAGCTGGATTTACTTATATTTTATATACAGTGGATACACAAAATAAAACACATGAAAAATTTTATTTACAGGATAGAAATATAGTTGAAGAGAAGCATACAAAAAAATTATGTACGAATCCAAGTAAAGATAATCCATTTATGAATGTACTTATTTCTGATTATTCTCAAGATCCTGAAAGAAAACAAGCATGTGATCCTACCAAGGGTCCAACTAAAAAATTAATTAAAAAACATTTTGATAATAATCTTTACAGAGATGTATCTGATATTTATAATAGAAATGCCAGTGATCGAAACTATTATACAATGCCATCTAGTACTATTCCCAATGATCAAAATACTTTTGCACAATTTTTATATGGACAAGATAAAACATGTAAAGAAGGAAATCCTAATAAATGTTATACAAATATATATCGATCTATTGAAACTTAGCTAAAAAAAAATCTATATACAATTAAAATGAGGTATACCAATTTAATGAATAGATTAAATGATGATTCATGTGCTTTAAAAACACGCGATTTAGAAAATAGATCTGTTATAGATAGCCAATTGTATAATTTTTATTATAATAATGATTGTGCTTGTCCTGTATTAGACGATATTGCTCTTGATAATAACTTTACTATTAGAGAGGGTTATGGGTATGCATCAGGTTGTACAATTGACAATGATTCTGAGCTTAGATTAAATTCATCTATCACTCATGACAAAGGTAAAATTCAATTATGTTCTAGAACATATCAAGGCGTTCCCAATGTTGATAAGGGAGGCTTAATTCCTAATATTGAATCTCGATTATTAGCATCAGACGATACATCTGATATTCGTAATGTTGATAAAATTGAAGAAAAAAGTTATATTCCTCTACGATTTACTCCAATGATTCCATGCCTAGATAAGAATATTCAGAATCCGGAACATATTATTCCTTCATGGACATGGGGAGGAAATCCTACACGTCAAGATATGGTATCTAATACTTATTTAGAGAGATGTGGATTTGAGCAAAGTGGTAAAAATTGGGTAAGAAAAACGAGTTCTTAGAATATAGACAAAATACAAATTATTATATTTTATAATAATAAAATGAGTTTTACTAAATTAACTTATGACGATTGTTCATACAATGCAAATCTTTCTGAAAATGTTTCTCAACTTTCATATATGTTTGAGCCATCTAAATTCTATAATTGCAATAAATGTCGGCCTGAAATTGGTATTATTGGAGCTACAAATGTTTCACATGTTAATGGAAATCTAGTTGATTTAGAATCCAATTTATTTGGTATTGACCGTGAAGGAAGCAAATGTCCTGCTATGAAATATATGCCAAGAGATGATTATACAACTGTAGGAGCTGATTTATATCATCAACGATGCACGAATAAAGTTGATACAACTATGTCACATTTACAACCATGCCAAATGCATAATGTTTTAGGAACTCCTCATCCTCCACCTATGAAACCATTTACTTGCCCTGTGAGAAAGTAAATGAGTGAGAAAAAATAAAAAGCTTGGCGAAGCTTAAGTATTGGCGAAGCCTAAGTATTGGATATAGTTAAAAGAATGTCTTGAAGATTTTTAACTATATCCGCTTTATTTTTATAAGTATTTACGTCATGTATAACGGTAAGTAATAATTTAATTAAATTTATTTTAACAGAATCTGATAGAATATGTTGAGGCGGAACTATAGGTTGCGGAACTGTTGGTGGAACTACTGTAGTTGGTATATTATCAGAAGGTGTAGTTGTTGGGATTGTTTTAATTGGAGGCAATACATTTGCTGGAAAATCATTTACATAATTGCCAGGAGGAGATGTATTCATTGTTATAATAGCAGATTGGGTTTGAGTATTTATACATATTCCCATAGCAAAAAATTTGCTAGATTTCCACACTAAGCATGTAAAATGTCCTGTTGCACTAGAAAAGCCTGGCTTTTTAAAATCATATAAACTAATTTCATTATACCACATATCTATGGCTTTCTTAACGAGTGTCATTAAATCAGTACCATAACCTGCAAAATATGCCAAGTTTTCTCCATAAATTGCTGAACCACTATGTTGAAATAAATTATTTACCAATAAGTAATTCGCCCATTGTTGTGAAAACGCCATAATTGTATCATCCCATGATAATGCTGGCGATTGGTGATTTGCTCTTAAATTATTAATATAATTCGAAATTTCTGTCTTCTGAGTATCAGTAATTACTAAAGATTCAGGGACAGATTTCAATAAAACTACTTTTTTCTTTTCTGAAATTGTTTGCATTTTATTTACATAAACATTTTAATTTTGAGTGCCCAAATATTTAAACTCGATTAAATTCGTGAATTTTCTCAGTCCATTCTTTTATAACGACTGGTTCATAAATACGCTTATTGGATAATGATGGTAATTGAGAGAATGTATAAATATCAAATAAGTCAAATGCACCAGCTGGTCTGCCTAGTCTCATCCATTTATTATAGCATTTGTTTTTATTTATTCTGAAATATGTAGTTGAGCTAAAATTCTTAAGATTATTTAATATATGATTAATTTTTCTAACAAAAGTAATGGGTAGGCTTGCTCGTAAACTAAATGCATTTATAGTAACAAAACGCTTATTTCTTTTAAACGTATAAATTTTTTTGTCATAAGTTGATGTAATTGTAAATGTTCTAACATAGTCTGACGTATCTTTAATTTCAATAGATAATTGGTGCCCATCATAGCCGTAAAGCGTAAGTTTCCTATGAATATAATAATCTATTCCACTAGTTAAATATCTAAGTAGATATTTTCCATATATTTTTGCGTTAGTAAGCTGTTGTGATTGTAATACTGAGTCTCTGAAGAATTTAGATACTTTAATAACATCAAGTGGTACCATTCTAGCAATAATTTCCAGACAATCATTGGGAATAGGTGGTGAAATTTCACGTATAATATCCTTAGCCAATTTACTAGTGGTTAAAACTAGACGATTCGTCTTAGGATTACGTATTTTCCATCTACCGTTTACCAAAATCATATTGTGTAACTATTTGTATAAAAAGTAAGTTATATACACTCAAATTTTCTTTTTTTAATATTATAAAATAACGAGATTTTTAAAGTTGTTTATACTTATCGTTTATTTCTTTCCATGGTTGTTCATCGATTTGATTGATTGGTAAATTATAGATTGTAGAAATATCAAATTGAACTGGTCTGCCTAATTCTTGCCATAACATATAGCAGTCATATTGTTTAACTTTGAGATATGTAACTGTTGTGCATTCCTTAACATTATGTAAAATATGATTAATTTTTCTAGCAAAATCAATGGGTATATTTTTTCTTAACCTGAAAATTTTTACCATACACCAAATTTTTTTTTGAAATGTATAAATTTTATCGTCATAAGATGAAGCTATTGTAAATGTTCTTTTATTGTCTGTAGTATCTTTAAATTCAATAGATAATTGATGTCCGTCATAGCCGGTAAACGTAATTTTCCTATGAACATAATAATAGTTTAGTGCACTGCACATATATCTATTTAAATACTTACCATATAATTTTGCTTTGGCTATCTGTTCTGTCACAATATCCTTAAAAAACTTAGAGACTTTATATACATCAAGAGGTGCCATTTGAGCAATAATTTCCAGACAATCATTCGGAATAGGTGGAGCACTTTCACGTATGATTTCCTTACCTAATTTACTAGTGGTTAAAACTAGATGATTCGTCTTAGGATTACGTATTTTCCATCTACCGTTTACTAGAATCATTTTGTAACTATTTGTATAAAAAGTAAGTTATATACATTCAAATTTTTTCATATATTCTTATAAGAATAATATAAAATTTTATTTAAGTGTATAAAAGATAAGTTATATAATCAAATTTTTCATATATTCATATAATAATGATGCAAAAAAAAGTTTATCTTATTGAATATAATAAAAATATTTTATCATATAATAATAATGTTTTAGCGTTTGTGAATAAGAGATCCGTGGAATATGTAAAGAAACATATAAGATATGATGGGGATCATATTTCACAGCTTATGTATAATCGATATTTATTAAAAACACATTATAATGTGGAAAATAAGTTTGAGCAAGATAAACTTATACCAAAAGATACAATTATAACACGTGAACGTCGATTTTATAATTTGATTGTATTATCTAGTTTAAATAATTTAGGGATTGCATTAATAAATTCAATAGAGGATCGTGAAGATGGTGACTTAGAATTTAATATATTCTATATGAAAGATAGAATCCCATTAGATACAGAGGTAAATAAATTTAATTTAGAACTGTTATGGAAGCTTTAGCTGACGGCGGCTTTTTTAGCATCTGAGAGTAATACTTTCTTTTTATCCATTGTAATATATTTTTTACCGTCAATCATATGTATTTTATATTTTTTACCATTGAGAGTAATTTTTTTGTTTTTAGAGCCACCTCTTTGATCTTCTTTTCTCTTTCCTAGACATACTTTATTGCCAAAGGATCCACATAATTCGCTTATAAGTGGATCATCGATATATTCTATATTCATTTCTCTTAACTTAGATCTGCAATTAGCATTTTCGATAAGATCATTACGGAATGTGGATAAGTAATTATTTTTCAGTATAATATATTGATTATAATTTCTATTTCTATTAGAATAATCATAGTTCATATCTGAAATAATAGATTTGGCAATAGATTCTAATATTTCATATATGGTTTCTAGGAATATTTCGGGATTTTGATCTGCTTTAACTTTGTTAACTTTGTTAACTATTTCTATTTGTTGTTTTTCTGGAAATATGTTTTTAACTTTTTCTAGTTCTGTTGTTGTAACTGCTTTAACTTTTTCTAGTTCTGTTGTTGTAACTGCTTTAACTTTTTCTAGTTCTGTTGTTGTAACTGCTTTAACTTTTTCTAGTTCTATTTTTGCTTCTGCTGTAACTGCTTTAACTTTTTCTAATTCTGTTTTTTTTTTATTAATTAATTTCATACGCTCATCATAATACTGGTTCATTTCATTCAGTTTACTATAACGAATGAATTGCTGAATGTCGTTATTTTTAATTAAATCATTAATTAATTCCACAAATATATCTGCTTTTGGCTTATCTACATCTGAAATTGTAATGATTCCACTAATATGATCTAATAATTGTTTAGTATATACCCCATTATAACATAATACTGCCTGTTCATAATATTGTTGTGTAGGGTAAGAAGCTGCGGTAGCTGCGGTAGCGGCAGGGATAATGGCAGTAGTAGATTCATTTTGACTTATCTTTAAAGGTCTAGACGCAAAATATTCATCTAAATCATTATCTAATTGTTCTCTTATCTGTTCTTCTTTCATATCTATTAATACAGTCATTAATAAGTTTTTAGCGATTTCCTCATGTCGACGTTTGTTTTCTTCTGTTTCTAGTGATGAATTTGGTAATTTTGTATTATCTTTATTCAATGCATGTGAAAATTCGACATTTAATGTATCAATTTGTTGAATAAATGTTGTTGATCCTTCTATTAATTCATAAATAAATGGAGGTAAATTTGGCAATTGTGGTTCTTTTTTAACTTGCTCTTCTGCAGCTGGCTCTTCTTTTTTAACTTGTGGTTCTGCAGCTGGCTCTTCTTTTTTAACTTGTGGTTCTGCAGTTGGCTCTTCTACAGCTGGTTCTTCTACAGCTGGCTCTTCTACAGCTGGTTCTTCTACAGCTGGTTCTTCTACAGCTGGTTCTTCTACAGCTGGTTCTTCTACAGCTGGTTCTTCTTCTTCTTCTTTTTTAACAACTTGCTCAAATCTTGGTCTTTTTTTTCCTAATAAATTGAATTTATTAATTTTTTCTTGAAGATCTTTTTCTCTACGATCATATTCAAATCTTACGGCAGCTAAAATATTAATAAATCGTTCAAATTTATCCATATCAAACGTTTCTTTGACTATATCGATAGGCATACTTAATTCTATGATTCGGTTTGCTTTATTTTGAACATTATCACCTACCGCTAAATTTACCTTTTTGGCTACATTAAATAGAAAATGAGCATATGTATTAAATTTAGTTTTTGCTTCTGCTTCTTTTTCTGTAGCCTGTGCAAATACAATACATTTATAAATAATATTTAAAAAATATTCAAGATCATCTTTTTTAAATTCAGTATTATTTAAGACAGCAGAATTACCTTCTGCTAAACAATATGATTTTAATAAAGAGAAAATACCTTTTAGTGAATATGTTATTTTTTTATCTTTATGAATATGTAAAACATCTACCTGGCAAAATAATAAAGGTGGATTAGATAGGGGTGGTACTGGTTGTATATCCGTTTTTTTTATTTCATTGTTAGGAGTAGTATTGTCAAAATAATCAATACTAATTGTATAAATAGAAGCAGTAGAAGCATTATTATCCTTTAATCCTTTTACTTTGGCAGAGACTTTATCAAATTCTTCACTAATTAAATGAAATTTAATATCATCATCTGTATCGCATATTATTTTACGTGTCATCATATTTGACAAACCCTTCTTACTTCGGGTAACGCGGCTTGCCATGATTTATATATGTAAAGAAAATTTACTTCTTATTTTATTAAGTTTTCTCAGTTCGAGCTTTTTTATTCTTATGCACTAATAAGAATGTTGTTTGTACAGTACCACAATTTGTACATACAACTTCACCGTCTCTGTGGTTTTCAATAATATGTTTCGTAGATTTACAGTGCGTGCAGGTATGCGTGCAGGTATGCGTGCATTCTTTTTCTTCTAATAGCATAATATAATTATATAAAAGTTTTTTCTTTATATAGTAAAATTATAAAAATTTGATAACTTTATAATTAGTTTTATAATAATTGCAATGAAAGATTATCCATACTATCAAATTCAAAAAATAGATATTGATTATCTCTATAACTTCTTTGCATATGATGGCATTAAAAAATTTATTGTTGATATGTATAAGTTTAAACCTATAAATTCTCTAGATACAATGGCTATACCTTTAATCAATGAATGTAATGGTTACACTATAATACTTATGATTGATTTTGAAAATAAAGACGAATTATATACAATTCATATTTATCATTTAAAAAATAACCTATCTTTTGAAATTAAAAAAGATAATAACTCAATTCGTAGAGCTATAAGTGACATAAAAGATAGTTTTATATCGATTGCATTTATAAATCCTAGTTCTATATCTTTATTTGACTATGTTATACCGCGTGATTTAATCGTGATGTAATCGTGATGTAATCGTGATGTAATCGTGATGTAATCGTGATGTAATCGTGATGCAATCGTGATGTAATCGTAATGTAATGATGTAATTAAGGACAATGTTTAGCCATATAATCGTATTTTTGGTTATAGAATTGGGAATTATATCCATATATCTGTTCTTTATCGGTATTCGATATGGCATTATCATTTTTAATGTTGTTCATTTGTTTTTCTATGAGATCCGTGGCCATTAATAAGAATTTTCCGATTTTATTATTACTTAAATTTGTCGTTGACTTAACAATAGCAATCGCAGCAGTGTTTGTAGGATCAGCGCCATATGTATTTAAATCTGCGATTCTATCATTTATAAAAGTATCAGAACATACTTTCATACGAATTTGTGTATCCTGGCACATAACGATTGAATATATATCAAATAATTGCATATATTTCTTCTGTAAATTATATCCACTAATGAGTGAAAATATTTTCTTAATCTCATTTGATGATTCACAACATGGTGGAAAATATGTTGCTGGAAAGCCACGATTTTTCTCTGTCCATGCAATTTGTGAAACTACAGGATTTGATTGATCTGTTGTTGAGCTAGGTTGTTGACTAGGAGTCGAACTATTATCTTTGCGAAGTACAACAACTAAAATCAATATTATAAATCCAACGATTATAGATAATATAATAAATCCTAGAAATACATATGTTAAAACTTCCATAGTACTCATTTATTTTATATAAATAATAAAAAAATAAAACCAAATTACTAAAAACTACTAGGAACATATGGAGCATTCTGAATAGATGGCTTGCTCATGACATCAGCCGCCCACGTCTGAAAGGATGCCTTCATAGAATCCCATGCCACAGCAGCAACTTGATCATCCGTCTGGCCACTAACAGACGTTAGAAGAACCTGTGTGTCTCTATAAATAGATTTATTATTATTCTTATTAGTAACACTGAAACCTACAACATAAGCAGTAGGTTGATCAGCTGGATAAAGCTCAAAACGAGCTATTTTTGTATTAAAATTACTATTGAAAGTTTCAATATCAATATTGGAGTTAGTTGCAGGAGGATCTGAAACAGAATCAGACATCTTATGAATATATATAATTTATATTATACTCTTATATAGTTTTCTGTTTTTTTTTCTATTATATATATAAAGAAATGAGTTATAGTCGGTTACCTTATGACAATGACACTTATGTAACAACTCTAAATCAAAGTATTGGTCCTGGAAGTTATATGATTGAAACACCTCGTGTAGATTGTAACGATTGTTCATATTATGCACCTGGTGTTAATCTTAATAAATTTAATGATGGTATGTGTGAAAAAGAATTAATTGACGTAGATAGTGAACTTCTAGGAATATCACGCAAAGATTCTAGATGTCCTGCTAAAAAATATTTACCTGGTGAAGAGCCCTTTTGTAATAATAAAAAATCAACTAAAGATTGCACTTTTTTATCTCCTGAACCTACTCTTATCTCAAATCCCAAAGCTACAAATAAAGAAACAACCGTTAACAGATGGCAATGGTTATGTAAAAATCCACAGGAAAAAGCACTCATGCCATTTGACTGGAATATTAATAATCGACTTATTGTTAAAACTGTACACAGACCTTGTATCCCTCATCCACTTGATCAATCTTTAGCTATGCCACCATCTTGTAATAAATTCATTAAATATGATTGGTCATCTAAATATGATCAAGCGGCTAATATGATTCCAGGAAACGCGCTTGGATATTGTCAGAACATACCAAAATTATAAATTTTAAGCAGTATACTTCATTAGTTTATCAAAATGATTAAATATATAAGATGAGTAATCGATTGGCCAATCTAAACATATATTAGTAAATTGTATTTTTCTTAAAGTTAATTCCTCATAATCATAACTTGACATAATTTCTATCATTCTAAAGAAAAGCTTTATACTAAATATAGAATATGAATCTGAATCTGAATCTGGTTTAAATAAATAAGTCATTAAATTAATAATATAGCTAAAACTATCTTGATTTTTTACAAATGTATCCAATGCTTTATTTATATCAGTATCTTTATGAGTTGGATAATTTATCTTAAAATTATAAGAACCTCGTGGCTTATATATTTTAAACTTATCAAATGGAATAATATTATCGGATTTTCTTATATAAACAGTATGATCGCCATCTGATGATTCACAATAAGTATATTTTTGATCAACATTTTGAGCGGATGGAGTGTCGGTAGGCGTGCCGGTAGGCGTGCCGGTAGGCGTATAGTTTGTTAAATCTAATAAATCAAGAATTGTCATATTATATATAATTTTTATATATATTTAATCAAATTTTCAAAAATTTGATTATATGTATCTTAATAAAATTCGAAAATATGATCACAACTAGTAAAGATGGTCCTTATAGATGGATTACTCCTTATTTATATATAAGTAAAGAGTATACTATTCAGAAGCGGAATGCTTTTGAATATATCTCGAAAGCGTATCCTAAATATACTGAAGATGATATTCGTTTAGTTCAAATATCTCTACCAACATATGAAATTTTAACAACCATTGCAATATATAAAGATATGGATTGGGATGATTTTAAGACTCAACTTAAAATTTTGATCAAGCGAAATCAGGATAAATTTCCATATAAAGCCAATGACATACAGAATTTTGGTATTACATATAGTCCACATGCGAAAGCTCCATCAATCAATGATAATAAATATGAATTATATACAATCATACCTGACAATTGTATAGTTTATTTAAATCAAATGAAAATAAATGATGAATGGATATTTCTGATTTGAAAATTTTTTATGTTTTTATATATAAAATGTCTGGCGATAAAAATGTTGCACGCACTTTCAAAATCGTTGAAAGCGAGAATGGATACGTTGGTGGATCTTATAAAACTAATAAAACAGGAATGCCCCTCTCAGCTGCAAGCCGCGCTGCTAGTGTCTTATTTAGATTTGCTCGCAATGAGAAATCAAACCCTGCTTTGAAGAAATTTGAATCTTCTAAAGATATCCTTAAGTTCACAATCCGTGAAACTACTCGTGGATCTGATAAAAACGAATACCAATATGAGGCTAAGATTAAGATGCTTCATGGAGATGATGTTAAGGTTATTAAACGTGGAAAGATTGAATATACTGTTGATAAGAAGATTGTAACTCGTGCTGCAACTTATACTCCTTTCCGAGGTGGTAATGAAGTCTAAATTTTGAGATGGCACTTATTTTTTATTTTTTTTTCTTCATATATATAAACATATAATGTCACTTGAACATATCGAATTCTTTTTTGACTTTCAAATTAACTTGAAAATGTATCATTGGAGTACATGTTCATATGCTAGGCATAAAGCAAGTGATGAATTAGGAGAAAAATTATTAGAAAATATAGATCGATTTGTTGAATTATATATAGGACGTTATCAAAGACCTAAAATGACGAAAAAACACAATATATCATATACTATAATTTCAGATAAAGATATGGTTGGTTATTTAAAAGGGAAGCGAGATTATTTAGAGAAGTTGCAGCTTACAGAGGATTTAGCGAATGTTAGAGATGAGCTTGTAGAAAATATTAATCAAACGCTTTATTTATTTACGTTAGAGTAAATATTTCTATTATTTTTTGTTCATACATATAAATAATATGTTGGAAGTCTATGTTATAATTTCACTTGCCGCTGCAGGCTATTTATTTAATTCAATGGGTAATTCTGTAAAACAGAATAAAAAAGAGGTAAATCGTTTTGAAATGCCATCTATGACTAATATTTACGACTCACAATATTCTAAAAAAGCAGATGATACAGAGAGAATGATAGCAGAACGTGCATATAAACAAGCATTAAAACCTAAGAAAACGAATCGTATTATGTCATTAAATGGTGAATTGATTGATGAGGATAATTTTAAACATAATAATATGGAGCCATATTTTGGTGGCCATATTCGTCAGAATATGGATGCAGATAGAAATCGAGCTATTTTAGAGAATTATACAGGTGTCTCGGATATTCCTAAGCAAAAATGTGAAGTTAAATCATTTAGCGATCAAAAGAAAGATATGACTAATGTTTATGGTGCACCAGATATGAGTGATTATTATAAAGATCGTATTGAAGCACCTAAGTTACGTAATAATGAGGTACCAATTGAACAGATTAGAGTAGGGCCTGGATTAAATTTAGGATATACTGCGGCTCCTAAAGGTGGATTTCAACAATTTGAGGATGGTGAGATTGCACGTGCTGGTGAGAAATGTGTGAATGAGCTTCGTGTTAAAAATAATCCTAAGGAGACATATGCTGCTAGAACTTTAGATGGTATTAAAGCTAAGCTTCCGGGAGATGTTGGTAAAGTTAGTAAAAATCAGGTTGAACGTTTCTATGAGCAAACTCCAGATATGTATTTAAAGACAACTGCTGCTACATTAAAGGCTACAAATATTCCTGATTTTGATGTTAAAGCTACCAATCGTCTAGATACGACTAAAGAATACATAGGTAGTGCTAAAACTGTAGATAGGAGACAGGTTGATCCAGATGTTAAAGATACGACAAGGCAACAGTTAGAGAGTGGAGGTATTCGAAATGCTGTATTAAGTATACTAGGTTTGGGTAATAAAGACGATTATGGTAAATCTAATGTTATTGTTTATAATAATGAGCGTGATCTAACAAGTACTCGTACATATCAGGGAAATGTAACATCATTGATTAAAGCAATTATAGCACCGATTGAAGATATGATTAAGGTAACTAAAAAACAGGAATATGTTGATAATCCACGTCATTTTGGACAGATCTCTGCTCAGATGCCTGAAAAGACGACATTAGCTCCTTCAGACAATATGAGAACAACAATTAAGGAAACAAATATACATGAAAGCATTAATGGTAACTTAAAAGGACCAGGTAAAATTACGATATGGGATCCTACTGATACAGCGCGTACTACTATTGCAGAAACACTTATCCATGATGAAACAGGTAGAGGTACTTTGACAGGACCTAAAGAATTATATGTATATGATCCGGATGAAATTGCTAAAACAACGATTCGTGAAACATTAAAGGAAGTGGATTATACTGCGAATATGGGTGGTTCTAATAAGAAAACACAGATTTATAATGAAGATGATGCCAGAACTACTATGAAGGAAACAACGATTGATACAAATTATGAAGGTCATCCTAGTACTTTAGCTAAGGGCGATGCGTATGATTTTATTGATGTAGATGCTCGTACAACTCAGAAACAATTTATAAGTGATAATGATTATTATGGTAGTGTTGGACATGATATGGGAGAAGGTTATATTACGAATGAATATGAAGCTAAAACGACACAGAAGCAATTTATTAGTGATCGGGATCATTATGGTGTTGCTAAAGGAAAAGACACCAAACAGATGAGTTATGAAGAGTATGAAAACGCACATATAGATGAAAGAAAAGAGACCACACTTTTCGATAGAGAGCCTACTACCCAGGGAAGCAAAGAGTTTAATGATTATGTGAATTTATTTGTGAAGAAAGAAGAGTGTAAAACAGAGCGTGAATTTTCAAATATAGATAAAGTATACGGTGATATTCCAAGTTTAACAGATCGAACAATTACTAAAACTAGATTATCTGTGGATTTGAATATCAATGATCGTTTAGATCCTGATTTATTAAAGGCATATCGTGATAATCCATATACCCAGAGGTTGGATAGCGTGGCTTAGCGGAAGCACTTCACTGACTGCTAACACTTAATGGACTACTGTCAATTTATTTTTATGAGTAATAATTTTAAATGGCCCCCAAACCGGTCATTTAAAATATTCTATTATATAAAATGGAGTTGAGTGATTTTCTTAAAAAATATTCTACTATATCAAATGATTTTATTGATGAATTTATGAGCATATATAATCCGAATACATCACAAACTGATTTAACAATTAATATTGATATCGTATCAAAATGGTTAGAAATATCAAAAAAAAATTATTAGAAACACTTAAACATAGTTATAAAAAAAATATTGATTATATCATTCAGAAAGATAATAGTCCTAAATCAACTAAATATGGAAATAATAGAAAAATGTGTCTGTTAACACCTGATGCATTTAAACGAGTATGTATGAGATCTAAAAGCCATAAATCAGAAGATGTTCGTACTTATTATATACAACTTGAAAGTTTAGTATTAAAATATAGTTAACAAATGGTTGATGGTATGCAATTAGAAATAGATCGTTTAGAAAAAGCATTAAAGCCAAAAACTAAAGTTGATAAAGTTGGGTATATTTATGTCATAAAAGCATCTGAACATAAAGATTCTGTCTATAAAATTGGTAGAACAAAAGATTTAACAAGTCGAATTTCGACATATCAAACTGGTCACTTGGAAGAAGTTGAAGTAGTTATGCAATATAGAACAGATTCTGTTCAAAAAGTCGAGCAATGCATTAAACTAATGCTTAAAAAATATCAATTGCGAAAATATAAAGAAATATATCAAGTAAATATTGATATAATAAAAAAAATAATATCAGGTTGCGATAATCTAAGCAGCATTACTAAAGAAGTATTTACTTTACGTAAACCTACTACAATGACTGGTGGATATTATGTTTATTTACAGGCAGAAAGCGAAGCCCATAGCATAGCTCAGCACCTTTCCTGATAGATAAGCACTTAAGGGATTTCTAGCACTTAAGGGATTTCTAGCACTTAAGGGATTTCTAGCACTTAAGGGATTTCTAGCACTTAAGGGATTTCTAGCACTTAAGGGATTTCTAGCACTTAAGGGATTTCTAAGGTGAGGAAAACCTGGGTTTTCCTCTAGGAAAGGTGCTGAGCTATGATATGGCTTCGCTGACTGCCTAATGCAAACCTTGTTTTTCTTCCGGTATATACATCGATGTAAATATATGAATATTATTTTTAAAGAATATATATAAATATTCAACCAGCAATAATGCTACTATAAATGTTACTAGTAATATGGATGATTTTGTAATTTCATCTAATTTATTAAATATAGGTATAGAATGATAAATAATCGCAATAAGTATCGGAACACTTACCATAATTATACCACCTATTAAACCTAATAGTAAATAATATTTACGATTATCCATATTCTTTGAAATAGGTATATTCGTATATAATACTAAATAGTAGAATATTATTAAGAATATTCCTAGAAATATCAATAATAGAAAGCCAAATAATTCTTTATGTATAAAAATATTTGGAATTGTTTCAAATATAATTAAAGCACTTATAATACTATATATACCTACAATTATTAAAACATATTCATACATTTTACCAGCTAATGTTTTGTCTGATTCTTTCGGAAAAAAATTGCGAACAATTGGAATTGATTGTATATATTTATCTGGTAGAAAAAACAATGTTAATGCAACTGTAATTTTAATAATTCCATATAATAATTCAAATATGCCTAGATATATTAAATACATTGTTTTATTTAATTTATTTAGAAGATTATAATTTTAAAGTGCGTTATAGATTATTTATTTAATTGTGTAAATAAGACTAAAATGAAACTTCTATTATTAAAATTACAACAAAAAACTTCTAAACTCTACTTACAAACTTTTCTGGATATATATCAGAATGTTAAAAGCAATAATATAAAACATAAATTATTACTTAAAGAATTTCAACAAGAACTTCGACAAATCGCTTCTTGGAATACTGATATAATAAGAAATACACATCTATTATTTGTAGATCATTGTAATGGATTCGATAATCTAGTTACATCTATATTTAAAATACATTTAACTATTTATAATATTAATACAAATACAAATACACCAGATGCTAGCAAATATATACATGAAACATTTTTAAATATTGCTAGACAATTGTGGAAAGATCCAACACTAATATATGATAAAGTCGATAAAATTACTTATCAACGTAATCTAAATATAATCGAAGATATCATAAATAAACACATTAAAAATACATTTTTACAAATGTTACCCTTACAAGAATATGATGAAAAACTTAATTTAAAAGATGATTCGATTAATAAACCTGTTGCTGCTGCTGCTGAAGATGATGGCGAAGAAGAAGGCGAAGAAGAAGGCGAAGAAGAAGGCGAAGAAGAAGGCGAAGAAGAAGGCGAAGAAGGAGATGATGAAGAAGATGATGAAGAAGAAGAATGCGAAGATGAAGATGAAGGCGAAGAAGGAGATGATGAAGAAGATGATGAAGATGAAGAAGATGATGAAGAATGCGAAGAAGAAGATGAAGAAGATGATGAAGATGAAGAAGATGATGAAGGCGAAGATGATGAAGAAGATGATGAAGAAGAAGAATGCGAAGATGAAGAATGCGAAGATGAAGAATGCGAAGAAGAAGATGATGAAGATGAAGAAGATGATGAAGGCGAAGATGAAGAAGATGATGAAGGCGAAGATGAAGAAGATGAAGAAGGCGAAGAAGGCGAAGATGAAATATCTACTAAAGTAGTATCTCCATGTGAACCCAATGAATTTATTGTAACAAAAGATACCGCAGCTTCCGCAGCTTCCATTCAACCTAGTGAATTTATTGTAACAAAAGATACCGCAGCTACCGCAGCTTCCGCAGCGACTACACAAGATCCGAATCTAAAAGTTGTTAATTTCGAAGATAATAAACGTATTACTTTATCTGAGAGAAAACGTTTAGTAAAAGATAAAATAAAATATAGAGGTTATGTTGATATAGACACACCTACGACTTCGTTCTTTTAGGATATTATTTTATAATTTATTATTATAAACAAACATGAATAATATAATTATTTCACTTATTATAGCTACAGTTTCCACTTTTATATTAGTTATTACTGAAATGAAAAAAGAAAATCGCATCAGTGTAGGAATTCGTACATTTATTTCCGTATTCATAGTGTCTTTTGTCGCTCTAACTTATTTAATTACTGAAAAAATATGCCATGATATTGAAATAGGTGAACCAAATTTCTAAGCTTTGGTTTTTAATTTTTTAAGCATAAAATATATTTTGTCTTTTTTTTCTTCGATTGTATATCCACGTTTTTCATAATATTCAATTAAATGTGATTCACACCATAATCTACTATCATTAAAACTTAATAATTCTGTATAATCTTCAGCTAAACGCAATAATACACTTGCATAACCACTTTTTCGCTTATCCGGCACTACATATAAATTTCCAATATATGGATAAAATTGTTTACGATCTATAGATACACATCCAATAAACTGATTACCTGAATACATCACATAAAATACACTACCACCGGATGTCCAATTTCTCATAATATGATCATGATCATATTTCCACTCTTTTTCCATATGTTTAATAACTTGCTCCTTTATAGAATTAGATGTTTCTATATAAGGAACTATATCATATTCATCTGTATTTACTCGAATTGGACATACCATACCTGCATCTGCAAAGAATTGACAAAATGTCTCTTTATATGTAGATTTTCTTGATGCTATAGCCGCGCTTATAAAAATAATAATAATTGATATTGTCATGAGTAAGAATAGTATTTTTTTCATTTTTATAATTTATATAGATTATAATAATTTATGAATTGCTTTCTTAAGAATCATCGTATTATCATGTAAAATCATTAAATCTGCTTTTTTATCCATATCTTGAATCTTATCTATTTTTACTTTGATGCATTCTAAAAGATGATCTACACTTTCCTTATATGCTGCAACTTTATGACCTGAAAGATTATGTTTTTGTTGTGTGAGATACATCCATCCAAGTTTCTCATACATAGCTTTTGACCATTTAAATAATGCGTGGTAAGTTACTTCAGTACTGGCAGACTTGTTGGAAGACTTGTTGGAAGACTTTGCGGAACTCATTGCGGAATTCATTTTCATATATATTATATATAAATAAAAAAAATTTGAGTATGTTTTAAGATTAAATCTAAATCTAAATCTAAAATGGCAAATTTAATTCACACCTATTCTCAAATATTTAAACTTCGTATAGATGAATCTTTTAAAGATATGATTTATACAATTAAAGTAGGAAATTTCAAAATTGAATATGAAGCTGACTCATCGATCACAAATATAAAAGAAATCAAGCTAAACGCACAACAGTTATTTATTGACAAATATAAAGATATAATGGAAAAAGATATTCATAATTTTCGAGCAGGTGTTGATTATATAAAATATTCTAAAGAACATATTCTAACAGATTGTAAGATTCATTATAATAATGATGAATTTTTTGAAACTCATAAAGATTGTACTCTTATTGCATTTGATAGTGAAGGCAATAAACCAGTTAGTCTTGCACAAATATGCGTAGATCTAAATAATGTCTATCTATTTGACTTACCTCAATATTATGATCAAATTAAAGAGATATTAATCAATCCAAATATTAAAAAAATTATATGTGACGTATATGCAGAACAACGAGTATTTAATATATTTATTAAAAATGTATATGATATTCAAGGAAATGATCGTAAAAGTTTAGTCACATGTATTCATGAAGTATTTAATATAAAGTTAAAAAAAACTAAAAGTGTCCATATTACAGGATGGAAAACGCCATTATCTCAAAAACATATTGATTATGCTGTTGCAGATGTTTTATGGATGTATAAATTATATAAAATATATGAACAAAAATAAAATGATAATTATTCTAAATCAACTGTTTAATAATATCTACTGGAAAATTCTTGTCGTTTTAATTTTAACTTTATTAATCACTTTCGTAAATGATATCGATGTTCTTAAAGATGGATTTATTGTTTATATAATTCTAGCTGTATTAATGTTACTTATTTATACAAAAGAAGATATGGGTTTTTGTGTGTTAGTTGCTGCATTATTTATACTTTCATATAATAATGTAGTTCATAAAACAATATCTGACAACAATAACAACCAAAAAATTGAATATCATACTTCATAATTGTATTTTTTTAATATAAAATTTGAACTTGATTTGAACATGGTATATCGCATTTTTCCATTTCAAAATCATGTGAATATAAAGATCAAAATAGCCACATTAAATTGTAAAAATCTATCAACTACATCAGACCCAGAAAAATTTCAATGGATTATACAACAAATACGTGATTCTGATGCAGACATTATCAGTTTACAAGAGATAAATAAAGTTGAAGCACTTGCTACTATTATTAATGGTCTTGGTAGTAATTTATATGCAGAATGTCATCATGAATTACCATTAGATAATTCGCGTATACATGAATATATTGGATTTATATATAAAACTAATCAAATTAAATCATGCGGATGTGTTACATTTACACAAGAAGATAAGAAAAAATATATTGGTAGTGTTAATAAATTAATGATACGTTCACCAGTATATGCTAAATTTATTATTGGTTGCGAAATTCCTATAATAATTTTAGCATATCATTGCAATCAGAAACATCCAATGTATGATTGTATACAAATTAAAAAGAATTTAATGGCGATTCAATATACAAATCCTTTTGTCAAAATATGTTTTATATTAGGTGATTTTAATACTCACTGTGAAGATCTATTATCTTTTCGAAAATTATATAAACGTGGGTGGAAATCCATATTCACTTCTAAAAATATATATACAAATACCAAAAATAATACTCAATATGATCATATTTGGTATGACTCTAAAAATACGAAATTAATTGAAGAGCCAACTGTATTAAGACAGCCTGCTGTGGATGCTGTGGCACATTCTGATCATTGTCTAGTTGCAGGGATTTTTCAAATAAATGCAGCTGCAAATGTAAGTAGTAAGCCGGAAACGCAGATAGTGGATCCAGATATGAATACCATTATCAATAAAAAATATAAAAAGAGAAATATAATCTGTGGATGTTAAACTGTGGGTGCTTAGCGTCACCTAGTGTAGCGATTAGTTTTTGAAATCATATTTTTTTATAAATTCATCAATCTGAATGAGTTTTATCTTTAATTCCTTAGCTTTGTTAATTTTACTAGAGTCCTCATTGATATCCTTACAGATTACCAATGTTGTATTTTTACTAATACTTCCTACAACTTCACCACCATGCGCAGTAATATATTTTTCGAGTTCTTTATTGCGAACACCTGTAAATACGATTTTCTCACCTACAAATGATGGGCCTGACGGGCCAGCTGCGAGAGCTGCTGGGCCTGCGAGAGCTGCGAGAGCTGCGAGAGCTGCAGCAGAAGTGCCTTGTGTAGTTAACATACAATCTAATTCATTATCGTCAATAAATTTAAAGAAAGCTGGGAGGTTTTCAACAAATAAATCAGCTGTAGTCTTCTCAATACCCTTTAAATTAATTAACTCTGTAATTGTAGGAACATATCGATTATTTAATATCGCTGGGAATTCTTTCAAAATTAAATCTAATTTTTTACTACCTAAACCACGTCCCATAACATTGGATGCATCCATAATAGTTAAACAATCCAATGTCTTTAGACGTTCGTGTAAAGCTTCATGTATTTTAATCGCCAATTTATCCTTAAATCCATCAATCGTTAATAGATCAGATACAGATGCATCAAATACCTTTTTGGCTGTATTAAATCCTGCATCAAACATCTTTTTCATATTACCAGGGCCTAAGCCAACAATATCAATCTTTTTAAAGAAATTCTCAAAATTCTTAAAGCGAAGTTCCTCATTATCCTTTTTATTTTCATTGGTGATCATTATATCAACTCCAGTTTTAGACCATATATAATCCATCGTAGGCATTTGTGGCTCACCTGTTTCAGATACACTTAGAATTTCCTGAATATATGGTATAACATCACCAGATCTAATAATAACTAACTTTGATCCTGGACCAATTTTATTATCCTTGATAAATTTACCATTAAAACCATGAGCTCGTCTGATAGTAACTCCATTCAAATTAATAGGGGCAAAATTGATAACTGGTACTAATAATCCATCTTTGCTTAAATTCCATTCTACATTTGCAACAATAACTTCAGCTTTAGCCATTGTATGAAGAGATTTAAAAGCAAATCCATAAGGAGGATTTTCTTTATTCACACGTCGATGTAATTTATTATGCATGACGACAATACCATCAATTTCATAAGGACTATTCTGACGACGATCTGTTAAAATATCAGATAGCTTTTCATTGGTTAATTGAGATTCAGTTAAAACCTTATACTCTACTACTTTAAATCCTAATTTTTTCATATATTTCATTTGCTCTTCTGGTGACATTTTAGGCTCAATTAATTCATAAGCAACAAATTCAGTTGTACGTGCAACTTCCATATCTGGGATCTTGGCATTTAATACACCAGCTACCATATTTCTACCGTTGGCACCTTTATGTTTTATTTTTTCAAATGATTCACGACTAATAATACATTCACCGCGAACTGCTAATTCTGTCTTAGTTTCTTTTTTAAAATCAGGAATATTTTGAATAAGAGGTAATATATTGCTGATATTTTGTCCAATTGTACCATCTCCACGTGAATAAAGTTGAGGCTGTGAATTCTGTCCATTTTTAATATAAAATAATGCACTATTGCCATCTAACTTATCACTTACGATATAACTATCTTTATACTCTTTCTTGAATTTCTCAAGAACCTTTTCCTCTCCCTTAATTTTATCAAGACTACCCATATAATATGGTAGTTCTTCTTTGCGATTATCTACATCAACAATAGCAGCACCTACGGTTTTTAAAATAGGATGATTGGGATTCTTTTCTTCAAGATATTCCTTAATCATATCAAATAAATTATCAGAAAATATAGGTTTTTTTTCATTATAATAAGAATGATTTGCTTTTTGTAGAATAGTTGCAATATCATCTTCGCTGAGATCTTTCAAAAATTCAAGTGGATTTGCCTGTAATTTCTTAATATTTGCTTTAGTTAAAGTGATTTTTCCTGTCATATTTGCAAATTTATAATTATATAAGAGAAATATAAATTAAGTATTTAATCAAAAAATGTTTTTATGGTTAATTCTAGAAAAGGTAATCAATTTTTTTCTATATAATCGTAAATGCATTCGTAATTTTTTTGAATCTATAAAACTATCAACATTAAATAATAAAATAACTTATTACGCTATCTATAATACAAGTCTTGGTACATATAATCAAATACATAATTATAATACGCTATTTTATATTTTATATTATATACTGTTTCCGAAAACTCAATATACTGGGATGACATTGAATGATTATGAAATTGTTACCCAATTCCCAGATTTAATCATTATTATTTCTTATATAAAGGATCGAATAGAATATCATAAAATTTATAATAATTACGGAGATGCTGTAACTAGTGAGAAAACAGATGAAGCGAATTCTGCCAACATAGTATATGCATATTCATATTCTTGTGGCGGTGAAGAGAATGATTTGACTAATTTATTTGTTAAATATAAATCTAGTATTTTCAAAAATATTATTCATTTAAATGCGCAACATATATATAATATATTAACAGGTCAAAGTCATAAATATATTTCAAGGCCAAATATATATAGTATTAAATATATGTTGGATATTGATTGTGAAGAAAAAATAATCATATAAGGAAATTTCTTTTTATTATAATAATAAATATGTCTTCATCTTCTATAGAAGAGGACATATTTATTAATGATGTGTGGAATTTGTATTTCCATGATCCGTATGATATAAATTGGAATAATGAGAGCTATGTAAGATTATCTACTATTGCAAGTGTAGATGATTTCTGGAAAAATCATTTATTACTAAAAACAAATATACAAAAAGGTATGTTTTTTATAATGAGAGATGGTATATTTCCATCATGGGATGCTTCTCCTAATATAAATGGAGGATGTTTAAGCATTAAAATTTTAAAAGAAAATTTAGCTGATTTCTGGGAAGACTTGGTCATTAAAATGTTAGGTGAAACAATGGTAAAGGATAGTCATAGATCTGCATGGAGTTCTGTAAATGGATTATCCACAAGCCCTAAAAAACATTTTTGCATCATTAAAATATGGTTAAAGGATAAAATATTAAATGATAAAGATTATTTTAATATATCCTCCAAATATCATGGTGATATCATTTTTAAATCAAATATAGAAAATATCACAAATGAAAATATATCACGCGATCGTAATAAGCCAGCTTAGCGCAGCGAGTGAACGCTAGTCAGAACAAGCAATTGGAGATAAAGCTAACTTACATTCGCCCAATGATGCAACTAAATAACGTACTACAATAGGATAATCATTTTTCAAGAGTAGTTCAACTGTGCTACATAGATTACTACATTTACTGAATAACACCAGATATTTCAGACTGAAAAGTCCTTGAACTATATCGTTTGTATTTTTTTTATAGTTAATGGTATTTACACCATTTTCATTGTCAATAATAATTGTCTCTTGACTACAAAAATCACCTTTGCAGCTTAAAATAAGTTGATTACCTATATTCTTTATTTCAACAGTATCTGCAATATTATGCATATCTCTGCACCATTTCTGAAAGTCTACACTAGGTAGATTTATAACTGTATTGAATTCTGCATTATCAATATGAATCTGCTCACTGTCTAAGTCTAGCAAATTCAATTTATATGTTGTCTTACTATTTTTCTCTCCATTCTCAATCTTAATACCTAGATGATTTAAATCAGTTGATTCAATAAATAAAGTTAATGTATCATTACTATTAATTGTTCGAATTAATTTATAAAGATTAATAAAATTAACTCCTACTGATAATTTACCATCACAATGATAGTATTCAAATTTATCTGCCAATAACTTACAATGTGCTAAGACACAATGACTCGTATCCATACTTACAATCTTTAACCCAGTTTCGTCAAAGTCAATACATGTATCTGTCAAGAGTTCTTTTAAACATTCAATTAGAATTTTGAATGCTTGGCTCTGAACAGTCTTCACTTCCAAAACATAATTACCGGAGTCCATTATTAAAATAAATAAACGCATATTTCTTTATATAGTTTTCTTTTTGGTTTTGCTTATTTTTGTGTCTTCATCTTTTCCATAACTTTCTGAAATTCGGTATCCTTCTCATCTAAAATCTTCCTATATTCATCAAACTTAGTGGGTTTTTTAAGAATAGGTTTTTTATAAGGAATATTCATAAGCTTTAATACAGTTGCTCCTATATCTGAATCACATTCAAAAAATGTTTTCTCTATTAGCAATGTATCTTCTATATTTGTCTGATTTGATATAATCGATTTTGTCTCAGCATCCATATTGAAAGTCTATAAGATATGTTTAGTTAAAATATATCTTATTTTTAACGAAAAAAAAATACATCACGATTACATCACGATTACATCACGATTACATCACTTTCAGATTCATCGAATTTTCGAGTGAATTTTTATTATTAATCAGAGGTTTATTACGCTTAATTACCATCTGTTCTTTAATCTTATTTATACGTTCATGGTCCAAAGGAATATATTTATAATCATTATTTAATTCATATTCATTAATTTCTTCAATCTGCTGAGAAATACTAGACATCGGTGGAAAATTTATATTAATTATCTTATTTGTATTCGTATAATTTCTGAATTGATCAATTTCCATATATCCACCAAACATCTTTAATGCTAAACGATCAGGAGCAGGACGTATCTGCTTTTCAAATTTAAGACGTCTTGCCAGTAAATTAATTAAATTATAACGCTCCCACATCTCATCAATATTATTTGTTGCCTGGAAATTATGCGCAGATGCACATTCTAAACTACAAAAACAACCAAATACATAAAATATATCATGATGATATGTAATAGGTATACCATATGGTGCATTATCAAATCGATTGCAACACCAATAACAAGATATACTTGTATTACTTGGCCACTCCTTATTCTTATTCTTCTCTTCAAAATCTTTTAAAATATTTACGACTTTTAATTGATCACATACTTCTGGTTGTGGTATAGTTATATTATTCATATCTGATAAAGCCAATATATCTTTATAATCGTCATTGCATAAAGTATTTCCCAATTCACTATATATATTCATATTATTTTCATTGTCATTGTATGCACATGGATTTTGTATATTATTAGGATTTATATTGTCATATTGAACATTTAACCGAATAATTATATTCTCATCATCTGATAGAGATGAATTAATATTATTTGAAGAAGTTGTAGTTGTATCGTTTACATCATATGTGTTATATATTGTTTTAGGCTTACGCCCCCTCTTAATCGGTTCGTCTGATATGTTCGAAGATATAACTAAAGAATCATTTGACAAAACTAATGATGCACCTGCTGATGCACCTGCTGATTCATCATTTTTTGGTTTTCTTCCCCGCCTTTTTACTTCCTTTACCTCTGGATCTTTTAGCTGTTTCACTTTGTTCGGCTCCATTACTCATTTTAATGAGAGTTTTCCTTAAATACTTTTGCGATCCTCCAAAAGTACCACCAACTCTTTGAGGATACCCTACAGGATACCCTACAGGATACCCTACAACCGGTTGCTGCTGTTGCTGTTGCTGTTGCTGTGGAATTTGAGATCTTAATTTAAGAGCATCTTCTGCTAATACAGAAACTTCATTGGTACTTTGAGGAATAATATTTAATTTAGCAGCTTCACTGCTCATATTATAAGTTTCAAATAACTTCTTAACTTTACTGGCTTGATCATTAAATTTAGTAGTAAACTTATCCATTTCTTTGCGCGTTAATAGTTCTAAATTTTGGAAACTTTGTGCATTTAACTGCTCTAACTGTACATCTGAATTTGATAAAACATTTTTAATACTCTGGAAAAAATCAGCATACTGATTCAATAATGAACTGATATCAATCATCACCTTATAATTATGTATGTAATTCGCGGCTAATTTATTCGCCAATTCTCTATCCTTAGATGCTTTCTTTATATGTGCATCAATTTTCTGACTTCTTTCTTTATACTTATCCGCAATCGATTTTAATTCTACTGCCGCTACTTTATTGTCATCCGGTAACTTGACACCAAAAGATGAAGAAGAATCTAAAGTCTTAGATGAATTATCTTTGTTAGCTCCCCAGTTACCAAACATTTAATATATAGAAAGAAAAATAATAATTTATGGATCTAGGATATGACTGTCTATAAACTATAAACTACAGAAGCCATACCTGACATTACTTTTAATATATTATAATTTAATACATAAAATACAACATCATATTTATAATTTGCATTTGTCGGAACAAATGCATTTAATACAAATTGAATCTTATTTATTCTAGACATATTAACACTGCCACTTGGCTGATATTCATCCGGATATAATGCAAAACTATAACAATATAATCCAGGCTTTCCTATACCTGTATGATGCTGATAAGGTTGTACCCAATTAAAATATTCAGAATCTTTATCATTCATACGATCTACTCCATTAAACATTATTTTTGCTGTTTTCATAATATTATTCCCACTCGTTTCTGTAAATAAAAACCAATTATTATTAATATCTATATCATTGCGTCTTAAAAACCATATGATCTCTTTTACTGGATTCTGTAATACTAAATTAATTATATTATTTTCCTCTAAATCAATTTTTTCAATACGTGTGACTTGCTCAATTAAATATTCTAATGGCTTATATGCAAAATATTTTCTCTCTAAATTATCCAAATATATATAATTAATATCTAAATATGCTTTTGTATCTAATACAGTATCCGATATAGCATATTTTCCTCTTGTATTTGAAACAAAATTAATTAATTTATGTTCATTTCTTAAAATATCAGGTGCATAAAAATCATATACATTGTTTTTACCATAATAAAGTTTATATAATTCTACAATTGGCCTGATTTCAATAACTACTTCTACTTCAGAATATTGTAAACTTACTAATGGTAATGCTGTCCCTACATCTTTATTAAACCAAAATTGCAAAGGTATATAAATTTTACGTGAAGGTATACTTGGTGCAAAATCTGATAGATTTCCTGTATCTTGTCCAATTGGATAACTTCCACCAACACGATAACGCATTGGTATTCTAGATAGATTAGAATAATCTAACTGAAATTGTTCAGGATTACTAATTATATCTACATTACCTGTCATATTATTATAGATTTCTCTGCGATCTCTTCCATGACTTAAATGATTATATGCATGCATAAATTCTCCAGTCTGTTTATCTATAATATTACCACCTATTGAAATATAACAATTATCAATAATAGCTTCTCCTATATTTTCAACCCATCTAAAACATAATACATTATCAGATACAATATCTGGTAATTCAATAACTAAATATATATGAGCTACTAAATCTGCATGACGTTGTATTTTAGTTCTAAATAAAGTTTTCTCATAAATATTTGCTTCTGTTCTATTTAAATTTACTTCAATACCTTCCATGGAAAAATTAGTATGAGTTCTATATACTTTCTTAAAAAAAGTAATAGAAGGATTAGACTTTAAATAAATATCTTGTTGTCCATAAAACAATAATTGAACTAAACCTGCACCCATTTATATTTATATATAAAATTAAAATATCTCTATATAGTTTTCGTTTTTGTTTTTGCTCTCTTGTGGTTTAATAATTATAAATATCAATCTTATTATATGCACTTAAATAACTCGGTTGATTATTTTTAAGATTATCTAATACGATAGAATGTGTAGGTGCTCCCTTTTCGAATACTTTAATAACATCATCTACATCTAATGCATAGTTATAATAATTAATATTACCAATCTTTAAGAAGTCTGTACCATTCTGTAAATCTGGAAACAAATATAAATCTCCCTCATTTTGTTTAAGTGTATTATTTCCAAATTCAGGTATATCAGTAGGAGTATATGTATAATATTGTACATCATTAATGTAAATAGTTAAACTAATACCATTCTCTGTATTATTTGTAGCAGCAATATTATCTTTGAATACAAAAGTAAATAAATACCAATTCTTTAATGCTAATAAACTTAATAGATTCTTAGATCCACTCGTTCTTTGACTATCTGCAGGTGTCACAGCAATATTCACATTTACAAATGGATTTTTAGTAGTATTCACCATTATATTCAAATCTCTATAAGAATTCCCAAATTTAATCATAGGACAAGCAATTACTGGTACGGATATATTTGTACTTAATAACCTATTTTCTGGATGACTGGTTGTTATAGGCGAATTTTCATAATATCCTACATTAAATTTACGGTTATCACCTTTATGTAAAACGACTAGATCTGTAAATAAAGCATCATTTGCATCTTCTATACGAATCCAATATTGATAAGTAAATTGTGCTCCACCGGATGTATTTACTGATTTTGGAATTTTACGAAATGAATTAGCAGTTGGTGTGACAGTATTATATGATTTATTATTTAAATAAGAAATAGAAGCAAATCCATCTATAATTTTAGTCATTTGTTTAGGTTTTACACTTGTATCAGATGATGCAACAATACTGTCAATATTTAACATTATAAGTGTAATTATATATAGTATAATTATAATAACAATTCCAAGAACAATTTGAATAGCAATTTGAATTGGAGGAATATCTGGAAAAAAATTAGTCATAATGTTTATTTAATGATAGATAAAAATATCTAAGCTTGAATGTTTTCGTTTAATTTATATAATGGGGATCTTACTCCATAATTAATACCCATACTTGATAAAAATTGTCCGCTTCCACCGTGTGCGAGTGGTCCACGATTATAAGTTGTTTTAACTTGATTTAGACTAATTGCATAGTTCATAAATTCAACATTGCTAAGATATCCATTTAGAGTTTGATTATTATTAATTGTATTTTTACCAATAAACATATCACCATCTGATTTATCTACAATTAGATTATACGGAATAGGTACACCTGATGAATCTAATTGAGACTTACGAAGTGCTTTTAATTCATCGGTTGTTTTAACTGAATAAATTTCACCATCCATAAAAAGTGTAATTATTTTATTATCTACTACACATACGATATTTACCCATCTCTGAACTGGAACATAATCTACTTCCATGATAATATATTTATTGAGATTACTAGTAGGAGATGTCGTATCTTTAAAGAAATTTCCAGTTACAACCGGTCGCAAATCACGGGTAGTTGCATCTAAAGCAGGTAATGATGAATCCTGAGTTTTAATCAGGAAATATAGTCTATTTTCTAAACCATCCATCATAACTAATGGATTAGCACCAGTAATACCTTCTTTAGCTCCTCTATAAAACAATAATTTATTATTATTCTGGGTCTGTGTAAATTCATCTACATATACCCAGAATGAATATGTATATTCTCTTCCAACAGCTGGTTTAGGAATATCTGCATTAGAGATTTGAATTGCACTAGATAATCCATCTAATTTAATAGGCTTTGTTACTATTGCCTTTCCTTTTAAATTTGCATTTTTTAATGCAAATGTAATATAAATAATTACAATAATAAATACTAATATAACTGCAATTATAAAAATCATTAGAGGACCTTTATTCGCCATTAAAGACATAAATCCATCTTTGGCTTTAGAAAACCAACCTTTAATAGTGCTACCGGTTTCTGATTTACCGACATTTTTACTAGTATTGGATGATGTATTTGATGATGCTGTAGATACTTCATTTGTAACTTTAGCATTCGAGCTCATAATGTTTTATATTATGAAAGAAAAATAATTAACTAATTAAAATATTTATGATAAGTCACTGAAATTTGTTTACAATCATCTTTTAATTCAATAATTGAATGATCAATCATATTGATTAAATCTAATGTTGGAATTTTAATTGAAACCATCTTCTTATTCATTATATTTCGATGCGATAACTTTGATAGAATTTGTGAAAATCCATATTTAAATTCTTTTCTAGATGCTTTCCTATTTAAATCACAAATAGATACATAAATACCTCCGATTTTAAGTATCTGAATAGCATTATAAAGTGTCCAATTTAAAGTATCTTGCATATGTTTTTCCAATATATTTCCCTTAATTAAATATTCATTGATTTTTAAATATGTTTTTAATGTTGCTGTTGCTTCCCTATTCTTATAAACTTCCTCCAATATATTTTCATATAATAAATAAGATATCATACTTGAATCATTATTTAAAATAGATGTGACACTATCCCATGATGGGTTCGCCATAAATGATTCAATAATTTCAAAATTATTATACTCTTTGAATTCTCGATCTGCCAACATTAACTTGGTTTCTTCTTTAGATTGACGTAAATTTAAAATAATATCTCTTATATTACCACGCTGTACCTTTACTAATTCTAGTAATTTTGCTTCATCTTCATCTTCTAGAATTGTAGAAAGGTAAATAAATGAATCTTTAATAGGTGGATATGTTAATTTAATAATTTCAATACTCTTTTTAAATTCAGCTGTTAATGTCTTCTCTTCTGATGGCTTTGATGTTATTACTAAAAATACATTATTCCGAATTAAATCAGGTATACATGAATCTATCATTTTCATAGTACTCCGCTCTGTAGCAAGCAATATTTCAATATTATCTAAAAACAATATTTTTTTAGGCTGATCTATTAAATAAGAATCAATACTTCGATGAACTATATAATGACTCGCTAACTTTAATGTTTCTTTAGTACTTACATCATATACTGTCATATTCAATTCCTTAAATGCTAGAGAACATATTAACGATTTACCACATCCGATAGGACCTACAAGAGCTAATACTTTAGGACAATAAGAAGATGATTTTAATATATCTATAAATTTTTTAATCGCCATCTTATTTCCTACAATATCTTGCGAATGCTTGGGTGTTATTTTCTCTAGTAATTCCATGCTGTCTGTTATTTTAAATTAATTTATCTTTATATGATTTTGATTTCAAATTTTTATTTCAAATTTCAAATTTTGATTTCAAATTTTGATGAGTTGTCGAGCTTAAAGCGCGCTTACTGTATGTATTGTTCACATCTTGACCTAGCATATGTCCATGGTGTGTCTGAATAACCTGTAAAACTTCCTAATACTGGATCCGTTGATAGAGGATTTTTCATAATAATACCACATTGATCAGTAGCATCCTTTAATTTATCAGATTGTTCAGTAGCATATAAAGGAAATTGTATATATTTGGCTGAAGATGATGTAACTGGCTGAAGAATTGAATCAAATTGGCTAATCGGATTTGATGGATAAATCAAAATTTTCTTCTGACTACCATCTGGATATATTACATTGAAACCATTTTTACAAAATACTTGATTACTATCATCAGTAATCTGCTCAAAATAATCAGGACATTTTTGAAATGATATCTTACTATAACGCTGTGTTTTAGCAGATGCAATACGTCTTTCATTCACAATAATCTGATAGATACATAATGCTATAATAGAAAATATACCAACTTCAACCATAACAATTAAATATGCATATTTCTTACCTATTTCAAAGAATAAGGCTAGCAATAATAGTAATGAAATAATACCGGATACAATAGTAAATATTAATGTATTGAAATATGATATTTTCGAATTCTCATTCGCCATTTCTTTTATAATGAGATTTTTCTTACAGTTTCTAGAATCGTTTTTGTTCTAAAAATTTAGTTCCTTTAGCACTTTGAAACTCCCCGCGAGCCATTGGTTGTGGAAGTTTATTAATATCATTGCAATATGTTGTATACATCTTAATCTCTTGTAAAATTCTAGGCACACAAAAATCTAATACAATCTGATTTAATCTACGGATTTCTGGTAGAACATCATGCATTGTATGAATCGTATATTGTAAATAAATAGATCTCATAATAACTTTTAATTCCGTCTCTGATTGTTTTCCAATCACATGTTTTTTACAAGATTTTAAATATACCTGGTATCTTATAGCCTCCTGTAAAGCATCTATATTTGTTTGACTGAAGAATATAGTACTTATAGGATTATTATTATGAATACCTTTAATCGCTTCTTCGTTAAAGTTGGTCTTTTTTTGTGCTGCACCTGACATTGGATATATTTCTATACGCTCATTATTAATTAATTTCACTCTTCCATTTGAAGAATCCATATTTAGTTTTATATATAAAAAGTTATTTTTCTTTCTATAAGTAAAATGCTAAATGAAAAAACAATTAAATCTAACTTAAAGAATTGGGGATTCAAAACAGCTGACCCTATGATTCCTAAACATGTGAATAATGCATTGATGAATATTGCTGAAAATGCTGCTAAAAATTGGTCTCGTAATTCTCGCCGACAAGACGGTGGTCGTATCGTTCTTCCTTCTGAATATTTCGGTGTTGATTCTGGAAGATATGAAGCTAGTGCATCGGATGGAAGCAATCTTAATGTCACCAATTCATGGATTCGTACTCCTTTAAGTGCTTCAGATCCTACAGGTGCAATTACTGGCGGCGCTTCTAAGAAGAGATTTGCATGCACTGTTAAGGCTGTGAAAGATGTATCTGAAAGAATATCTAGATTTGAATTTAAACAACAACATATTAAAGAAGTTAAAGAGAGATTTGAGGAACGAATGACTAAATTTATGAATTCAATCGATCGAAAAAATAAGACTAATGAAACTCATCTATCTGAAGAACTTTTTAATACAGTTAGAGATCAAAAACAATATAATGATTTATTCTGATCATAATTCTTTTTTGAGTTTTTCTATATTTATTGGAAATTCGTTCATTAATAGGTTTTTTGCATTTGCTGTTGCTTCTTTACGAATTTTATCATATGCTTCTCTATTATTATATGATTCTTTAATTTCTTTTTCTTTTTGTTTAATTTCTTTTTCTTTTTTAAAAAATTCTAAAACAAGAGCTTTTTCTTTTTTAACTGTAGCAGCTAATGTATGTGACCAAGCACTTATAATCTTATATATGGTTATATAAAATTTTCTTTTTAATATATCTAATATATCTTTTTCATTTATAATATTTAAATTTTTCATATATGGTCCTGTAAAATTATCATTTTTTATATTTATAAAATTATCAGGAGTAGTTTTAACATATGTTGAGGAATCTTTTGTTTTACTGGTATTTTTTATTGGGTTTGTGATAACATCTTCAAATTTTTTAATACCAATTAATATATCATATAAATTTTCCTCATTTTTAATATCATTTTGATTATAGGTTTGCTCTAGATTTTTTTCTTCTTTTATTAAAGCTTTTTGTATTTTGATAAAATTATCCGACTTAACTGAAGAATATAACCCCCATTTTTCTGGCCACTTTAAATCTACATAAATGAAACAATAATTAATTTCATCACCTCCTCCAATTTTTAAATTTGTAGCATTCTGTTCTTTAGCAGCATTCGGTTGTTTAGCAGCATTCGGTTCTTTAGCATTCTTTTCTTTAGTATTCGGTTCTTTAGCATTAGAATTTTGTTTAGTTTCATTCGATTGTTTTATAACTTTATTTTTAGCATCAAATACAATAGCAAGATCATCTTCTTCATGATTTTTTTTGTCATATTGTTCATAAATATCTATAGGTGTTTTATTATCTTTACTAGTTTTAGTATAAGCTACTTTAATATATTTATCAAAAATTAATGAAAACGTTTGATATAAAGTTGTTCCTTTAGCTGATTGAGATGTTGGAACAGGTGAAACTGAAGCTTGAGTTGCAGCAGACAGTTTCGGATCTCCGGCGGTTTGTGCTTTTTGTGGTCCTTTTGATGCTTGTTGTGTTTGTTTTAATGCTTGTTGTGGTCTTTTTGATGCTTGTTGTGTTTGTTTTAATGCTTGTTGTGGTCTTTTTGATGCTTGTTGCGATGCTTGTTGTGGTCTTTTTGATGCTTGTTGTGTTTGTTTTAATGCTTGTTGTGGTCTTTTTGATGCTTGTTGCGATGCTTGTTGTGGTCTTTTTGATGCTTGTTGCGATGCTTGTTGCGATGCTTGTTGCGATGCTTGTTGTTGTATTACTGAATTTGTTTTTTTTGACTCTATTGAATCACATTTAGTTATTTCTGGCAATTCTTTCTCTTGTTTATCATTATAAAAATATGTCATTAACATTAAAAGCCATTTAAATATATTTGTATCACTTATTATTTTTGTTTCTAAAGGATATGAAGATTTTGTTATACATTTTAATAATTCATATTCTATGCGTAGTTGTTTAATTTTATCTACATCTTCATTTTTAGCATTATTTTTAGTATTATTACTTGATTTTTTAGAATTAGAACTAGATTTATTTTTTACATATAAATTTCTTGCATTAATAAATCCTTTTAATTTTTTAACATCATGGTTTTCCACACCTATTTTTATAAAATTACTAATTTGTTGTATTATATAATCATTTTCAAATGATTTACTATTACAATGAATACTAATTTTATTCAGTTTAAATTCATCGTTACGATTATCAGCGTTTTTTATAGCGTTTTGTTTACCTTTTAAAATAGCAAGTTTCCCCACTGCTTCTGTATAATTAGCAAGACTTTTATCAAGTTCTTTTTGATTTTTTGATACTTTTTCTGATTTTTCTGATTTTTCTGAGTTTGCTGTCGACGATTTTCCAAAAAAATTTGACCATGGTTCTTTATCGTTTTTAGCTTTTTTTTGGTTTTCATTAGCTGCTGAGCTTGTACCTTTTGTTTTTGTTCCATTAGGTGGTTTTGTTCCTTGTTGTTGTTGATTTTTTGCTAATTGTTGTACTTGTTGTTGTACTGCAGCTATTTCGGCAGCTTGGGCAGCTGCCAAAGCGTTTGATGCAGTTCCTAAACTAAAATCAAAATTAAGCATATCTTTACATATATTCACAAAAAACTTCTTTCTATATTATAATAATGTCAATTAATCCAAAATTAGATATTTTAAAACAAATTATTGATAAACAACAAGAGAAAGATGAACTTGCCAAATATAAACTTCATTCTGATATGTATGACCTAGTTATTAAAACAGTAAAAGATAAAAAACTTATACTTTATGGTGGATTTGCACTTAATATATTACTACCTAAAAAACATCGCATATATAAACCCAAAACTCTACCCGATGTTGATTGCTTCTCAGCTAATGCCAAAGAAGATGCCATAAATATTGCTGATTTATTATATAAACAAGGATATAAATTTATTGAAGTTAAATCTGCAATACATGCTGGTACTTATAAAGTATTTGCTGAATTCATGCCGATTGCGGATATTACTCAAGTCAGTAAATCTATGTTTGAATATCTCACCAATAATTCTGTCCTCGATAAAAATACTGGATTGTCTATATGTCCACCCGAATTCCTTATGTGGTCACTCTATAAAGAATTAGCTAGACCTGAAGGTTCTGGCTTTCGATGGGAAAAAATATTCAGTAGATATATCATATTCCATAAACATCATAAATTTATAGATAAATTTATAGATAAATCTAAAATGAAATGCTTTACTGAAGACTCACCTACCGTAGATAAGTTTGCTGATTTTATTAAAGAAAAAAAATGGCCTCTTATTGGACAACGTGCAGTATCTCTATATTTAAATATGGAATGTAAACCTCTCGAAAATATGTATGCATTTGATATTATTGTGGAAAATATTGATGAAGCATTTAAAGAAATACAAAAGAATTTTGAATCTGATAATCTAACACTTAAAACACATACCACTAAATCACTTAAAGAATTAACAAATAAAATCGGATTTGTAAAACATAATAATACACGTTTATGTAAACTATATGAAACTGATTCTTGCTACTCTTTCCAGAAAAAACAAAACTTTATTATTGGTAGTGTAGATACTGTATTACACTTTCTATATGCTAATTATATGATCTCTACACATTTTGATAAATCAGATATAGTTCTTGTCATTCAAAAACTTATCATTAATTTGGAAAAATATGCTCTTACTTTAGATATAAAAGAACGCTTTAAAATAGCATGTTATGGATATGAAAAAACACCCACCAATGTGAAAAAAGAAAATTGGTTTAAAAAAGCATTTAACTACAGGCCAGAGAAAATTTGATATATAAGAAAGATTTCATTATATTTATATATATATAATTATATATATGATAAGAAAAGTTAAAAGTCATAATAATGTACGATGTGCTGTTGGCCCTGCTCCTGGATCCGTTGATATCGGATATATAGCTACAATCACGCCTATTACACAGCAAATTGAATGTAGCAGCATGTATAAAACAGATTTTAATACTAAAGAATATATCAGTTGTGCTATGGCACCTATGCTAGAAGTTGATGAAGAAGTAACAGCACCTAAATTATTTAATAGAGTGTCTAGAAATTATTGGTATGAAATGAGTGAATGCTGCGATAATATTAGAGAGAGATATATGAGCACTTTGTCTCGCGTTAGAAAGCGACGTAAATCTGCTACATTTTAGGCCTTCGGCAGGGCAGGCAGGATAGGTTAGTGATTCTTTTATTCGAAAAATTCTTTGCTTTATAGCGTGCTTATAGCGTGTCTTCGTTCTTCTTTGTAAACTAGTAATTCTTCTTTATTTTTTTCTTTTAAATCAAAAAATTTGATAAGTTATATATATAAAGTTTTCAAATATAAAAGATGAGTTTGGAGAAAGCACTTTCTTCATGTTTTGAAAATATAAGAAAAGATTTAATTGAGTATATAAATACCGATGATTTTAATTTTGAATGGCTACATTGGGAAGTCCACGAGGGTAGTATAATAGGTAGGTTTCGACGAGCAATTATATGTATTCTTGGAATCGATGATGAATATGATTGTACTTTTAAATTTTTGATAAAAACAAAAACATTAGTAACTATTTTACAAATTATAGAACATTCAATATGTTCGCAATTTAATTTAATGTATAAAATAGTATCATTACATATTCGCAATAATCATCAGAAAATTAAAAGAAATGCTAAAATAATAATTAATGAAGCTTTTAATACTGTAATTGAAAATGATTCTCATGAAGATGAACAAAATATTTTATATTACAATTTATGTAATGAATATAAAAAGTTTTGGCATGCTGCTGAAAAAATTCAGATTCATTGGAGAAAATGTATATCGGATCCATCCTATATAATATGCAAAAAACGATTAAAAAAAGAATTTACTGAATTACTATAAAATATCGTTATAGAATAAGTATTCGATTGTAAGTTGGTCTTTTTCTTGTGGAATATTATTTATATATTTTTCAATCGTTTTATTCAGAAAATCCATACGCATCGACCATTCTTCTTTATTTGCGATAATTGGAACATCTAATGATCTATGTGTTTTAAAACTAGATGGCATTTTCTTTCCATTTTTTATATAGACATCTGGATTAAATCTAATTAAAATTAGCGGACGATCTCCGAGATCTGTATATAATTCATTGATGCGAACTTTTTCACACAGATCATCATATTTTTTATGTTGTTCTTCATCGATTTCAACTATTATACAATGTGTGAATAGATCTATAAATATATCTGGACGACGTTTACTGCATCCACCGTTAATTTGTTTATTGAATGTCATAAATATTTCGGGGAAACTTTTGGCAATATGATCAGTTACGTATTTCTCTTTGATACGATAATTTTTAGTTATTTCTGCTTCAGGAAATTGATAGATATAACATCTCATACAGTATCCTTGATATTTATCAGTAATACGAGTATTACACATTGGTGTTTTGCAAGAGTTGTGTTTAACATCTATCATTTCAGATTCTTTATGTGTTTTGCATCTTGTTGGATTTTTAGTACCTTCAATACCGTAAGTTGCTGTTATAATATTACAAACATCACATTTAATACTAACAATACTAATCATACCAGGAAGTTTACATGATGAACAATAATGTGCAGATATTTCACTAGGATAATTAAATGATGGTTGCGTTTTATGACAAATAATACATAAATCATTTACTACATCAATCATATTTTCCAGTTTGCAAATCTTACAGTATAATGGTATTTTTTCACCAGAATAATTAAAGCATGGTCGAGTTTTTTCACATATAAGACACATCGGGTGAGAAAGATCTTTCATTTCATCAGTTTTACATGTAACACAATGAGTCTTTTTTTTAATACCAAATATCGCAATAATTATTTTACAAGATTCGCATTTTTTAGATACAACATTACTATGTTCTGGAAGTTTGCAATTCAGGCAATGTGTAGGCTTTCCTTCTTTAATACCAAAAAACGGTCTTTTATTTTTACAAATAATACATTTTGGATGAGCTACATCTATCATATCAGATGTTTTACATGTGAAACAATGAGTTGCTTTTTTTTCAGTAGGTAAATTAAAACATGGTATACATTTTTTGCAAATTATACATGTTTTTGGATAAATATCAATCATTTCTGATGTTGCACATGTAGAACAATGAGTTGCTTTTTTCTCACCAGGTATATTAAAACGAGGTTGTTTATTTTTACAAAAAATACATTTTGGATTTTTGACATCAATCATCTCTGATTCTTTGCAAGTGAAACAATGAGTTGCTTTTTTTTCAGTAGGTAAATTAAAACTTGGTTGTTTATTTTTACAAATGACACATAAATGCGACATATTTCATAAATTTTAGATTATTATATATAAATATTAATCTTCTCAAATTTTTTCAGCTAAACGTTAATATATATATATCCAAAAATTTGATATACCCATATGTTCGATTAGCTGAAAAAATTTGAGAACTTATTTAAAGAATAAACTAAATAATTATATAATTGATGGCTACTAAAATGGCTGAGAATGAGGTATCTAAGAAATATGTTAAGATGGAACAACGTGAGCATGTTCTTAAAAAATCAGGAATGTATATTGGCTCAATCTACTCAGATGATTACGATATATGGCTTTTAAATGAAGCTGGTACTAAAATGCAAAAACGTAATGTCAAATATATACCTGGACTTTTTAAAATTTTTGATGAAGTTGTTGCGAATGCAAGTGATCATTATATTCGACTTAAGGAAATAAAAGATGATAAGGAAATTAATCTTGTCAAAGACATTAAAGTTAATATTGATAAAATTACAGGAATTATAAGTGTGACAAACAGTGGAGATGGTATTGATATTGTTTTACATCCAGAGCATAAAATTTATATTCCACAGTTAATTTTTGGTAATCTATTGACCTCTACAAACTACGATGATGATGTTGACAAAATGTGGGGCGGCGCTTTCGGAGCAGGAAGCAAGCTTACAAACATATTCTCAGAATGGTTCGAGGTTCAAACAGTGGATGCTAAAACTAAACAAATTTATACACAGCGATTTGAATCAAATATGAGTGTTATCAAACCTCCTGTCATTAAGAAATATACCAAGAAACCATATACGACAATTACATTTAAACCGGATTATAAACGCTTCGGAGGTAGTACTGGTCTTACTGGTCTTACTGATGATATGTATGAGGTCATGCGTAAGCGTGTTTATGACTTATGTGCTATTGTTGACAAGGATATCAATATCTATTTTAATGATGAGAAGTTGGAATTTCGTACCTTTGAAAAATATGTAGATTTGTATATTGGGAATAAGGCTGAACATACTCGAGTCTGTGAGGACATCAATGAGCGCTGGGAAGTTATTGCAAGCTATAATAATTTTGGAGGATTTGAACAGATCTCATTTGTAAACGGTCTACTAACCATTCGTGGAGGTAAACATGTGGAATATATATTGAATCAGATTATTAAAAAGATGACTGATCTTATGCAAAAGAAATTTAAAAATCAAGTGATTAAACCCCAGGCTATTCGTGACAATATGATTCTATTTATAAAATGCACAGTTATTAATCCTGCATTCGATAGTCAAAGCAAGGAAACTCTAACTACACCTGCTACTAAATTTGGAAGTAAAGCTGAAATTAGTGATAAGTTTATTGAGAAACTCTATAAGTCAGGTATGGCTGAAAAAATTATGGAAATATGTGCAATTCACGAAGAGAAAACACTTAAGAAGACCGATGGTAAAAAGCGAGATTTAGTTCGTGGACTACCTAATTTAGATGATGCTAATTGGGCAGGTACTACTAAAAGTAAGGAATGTATGTTAATTTTAACCGAAGGTAATTCAGCTGCTTCTATGGCTCTTTCAGGACTATCTGTGGTTGGACGTGATAAATATGGTGTCTTTCCTTTAAAAGGAAAAATCATGAACGTTAAGGATATGCCAGTCGATAAAATTGCGAATAATGATGAAATTACCAATATTAAGAAAATTCTTGGATTAGAATCCGGAAAGAAATATCAAACCTTGAATGATCTCAGGTATGGGGGCGTCATGCTGATGTGTGATGCGGACAGTGTTACATGGGACACACCTTGTATTGTGAAAAATATTAATACCAATGAAATTGAGTGTAAGACAATTAATGAATTAAACAATAATCATTGGGATGTATACGATGATACTGGAAAAGAATATAGTTCATGTGATAATTATTTGACTTGGTCTGATATTGGGTGGACTAAAATTATAAAAGTTATGAGGCATAAAGTTAATAAACCAATTTTTAGAGTATTAACACATACAGGTTGTGTTGATGTAACTACTGATCATTCTTTATTGGATATAAATGGAAATGAAATTACAGTGAAAGACTGTATTATTGGTGAAACAGAACTTATGCATAAATCATGTAAAATTGAAAATTATATTGATTATAATATCACTGAGGATTATGCTTACTTACTTGGATATTTTATGGCAGATGGAACTTGTACGATTGATGGTAAAATTACGCTTAGGAGTAAAAAGACAGATAAGGTATATCATACCTTTAATTCAACTTGGTCAATTGATTGTGTATTTATTGAACCTTTAGAGAAATTAAAATTAATTGCTGAAAAATACGAATGTATTGATGAAAATAATGAACAATTTAAAGTAAAAGATGAAACTAAATATAAATGTGATAAATGCAATAATTTCTTTAAAGATTCATACGGTTTAAAGGAACATCTAAAAAGAAAATCTGATTGTAGTATTCTTAATAAATTAGAATTTGAAATAATAAAAGTAAAATTCTCAAAGGGCTCTTATTCTAAACGAGAATTCTTTTACAAGTTACAAGCAAAAGTTGTCCGAAAAAATATATCTAAGAAATATCGAGATATGTTTTATACTACAAATCGTGAAAAGAATGTTCCAACAATGATATTGAATTCTCCTGTTCATATTCAAAAAGCATTTATTTCAGGGTTTTATGCAGCGGATGGCGATAAAGGAGAATGTCATACTACTGATAATTTTGATGGAGAATATAAAGTTCAAATTCTAGGTTTATTTCAAGTTCTTCAAAATTGCGGATATACGCCAAGTATTAATTGTAGTAGCAAGAAGCTAAATGTTTATAGTATTTATATGAGCCACTTTCACACTAAATCTCCAAATATAGTTAAGAAAATAATAGACGTTTCTGAGAAATATAAAGATTCTTACGTTTATGATTTCGAAACAGAAAATCATCATTTTCACGCCAGTATTGGTAATTTATGTGTGCATAACTGCGACGGGTCTCACATAATGGGTTTGATATTTAATTTATTTCAAACTTTATGGCCTAGTCTCATAAAAGAAAATCAATTCATATATTCGATGTTAACTCCAATTGTTAAAGTTAAAAGACGTACGGAAACTGTATCCTTCTATTGTATTACTGATTTTGAACAATGGAGAGAACAGAATAATAATGGACAAGGATGGGATATCAAATATTATAAAGGATTAGGTACTTCCACCAATGATGAAGCTAAGGAATATTTCAAAAATATGAAAAAGATTACTTATAAATATACAGATAAGAGTGATGAAAGTATTGATCTAGCTTTTAATAAGAAAAGAGCAGATGAACGTAAAGAATGGTTAGGTGGATATGATCGAAATGTCGTATTAGACTATACAAAAACTGATGTAACGTATGAAGATTTTATTCATAAAGGTCTGATTCATTTCAGTAACTATGATCTAGAACGCAGTATTCCCAATATGATGGATGGATTTAAAATCTCTCAGAGAAAAATTATGTTTGCTTGTTTAAAACGTAATCTTACAGATAAAGAAATTCGTGTAGCACAACTAGCATCTTATGTAAGTGAACATTCTGCTTATCATCATGGTGAAGCAAGT